GTCCCCTGGTACCGCGGGTTCGCGGCCGCCGAGCAGGCGTAGCACGCCCGGATCTCGATGCAGCTCTGGCACCCGACCGCCGGGAACAGGAGCGCGTCCACGCAGGAGAAGTTCTGGTGGAACATCACGTCCAGGCCCTGCGACTTCAGGCCACCGCGCCGCTTCCGGGTGTCGTCGCCCATCGCGGTCTCGTCCAGCGACTCGGCCTCGTACGTCAACGACAGGGACGAGACGTGGCACGAGAGCGTCTCGCCATTGAACAGGAACATCGCGTTTTTCCAAACAAAAGTCGCCACAGCGCCCTCCTCAGTCGCCCACCGACACGGCGGTGAGCCAGTAGTTCGTCTGCCCGCAGGTCTGGGACCAAGCGCCGCGGTAGTACCGCCGGTCCGTGCTGGTCGCCGACGCGCAGTTCCACGGGATGTTCGCCCACTGCGAGTCCCGGCACGCGCGGCTCGTGAACGCCACCAGGTCGGTCCCGGTATTGAGCGCCGTGTAGCCGCTCGAGCTGTTGGCCTGGACCAGGGCCTTGATCCCCCCGGCCGTCGAGCTCAGGACCTGGAGCGCCGCGTACAGCGCGACGTCGCACGCCCGGCCCCCGAGGTCCGCCACGATGCCGGCGCCTGGCCCCGTGCAGGCGCAGACCGTCCCGGCCGTCCCGGCGTCGTTCCCGACCCCGCGCGTGGTGCCGTCCTTCAGCACGATCGCCCTGACGATCATGGCTAGACCCCCCGCCCCACGGCCTCGAACGAGAACGGCGCGATGTCCCCCACCGCGCCCCCGAGCTGGAGGCGCAGGACCTCGGCCTTCGTCATGTAGCCGGACCCCGTGGAGGTCGAGCCCTCGGCGATCGTCTCGGGCAGCACCACCACCGCGACGTCCGAGACCGCCACGTTGTCGAACAGCACGGGATCGACCTCGCCCACCCCCTGCCGGAGGAACCCGCTCCCCGTGATGCGCCCCATCTTGAGGCCGCCGCGCCGCACGCGGGAGGCGTTCCCGAACACCGTCGCGTCCAGCGACTCGGCCTCCTTGTCGACCGCCACCTGGTTCATCTGGCCGCTGAGGTCGTACCCCGCGGTGAACACCTGCGCGTCCTTCAGCACCACGCTCATAGACTCCCCTCCTCGCCGCACCCCGCGCAGACCCGGCCGCCCGGCGCCCCCATCCGGGGGGCCTCGATCCAGGCGTGCCGGTGCGCCTCGTCGTCCTGCGCCGCCGCGGGCTCCGGCGCCGCCGCGCCCTCGAGCTCCCGCAGCAGGGCGTCGGCCCCCGCGACGATCGCCACGGCCTGGGCCCGGATCGCGACCAGTTGCTCGAGCGTCACGACGACGTCGCCGCGTCCCGCACGACCTGGTAGTTGCACCCCACGACCGCCCGCCCGCCGGCGTCCGGCCCGAGGTCGAACGGCGACTGGAGGGCCTGGACCCACCGGAGCTGGATTCCGTTGACCGCTCTGCTCGCGCCGTCGAGCGCGTAGAAGATGTCGCGCGACTTCTTGAGCGCCGAGTCGAGGCGCGGAGCCCGCGCCAGCACCTGGACGCGCTCGACCTCCGCCAGCATCTGGCCCGCGGACGCCGCCATCGCGCGCACGGGCTCGAGCCCTCCGTAGTGGATCACGGCCACCGCCTCGTCCGGGTCGCTCGGCAGCATCCCCTTGAAGAGGTCGGTCCCGAGCGTCCCGTGCCCGCCCGTCGAGATGAGGTCCGCCACGTCATCGAGCAGCAAGCGCCTTGACCTCCCGCTGCACGTCGGCCGCGAGCCTCACGCCCATGCCGGGCACCGCCTCGAGGAGCGGCTTCTCCAGGTACTTGAGGGGCCGCAGCCCTCGGCGCCCGATCGCGCGCGCGAGCGGGTAGAGGGCGTCCTCCGGGATGCCGTGCCGGCGCGCCCAGCCCTGTAGCGCCTCGGGCGGCGGCATGAAGGGCGGACGCCCGACCGCCGGGCCCGTCCCCTCGTGCACGTACAGCGCGTACCGCTGGGCCGCGCCCCCGTACCCGAGCGTCACGACGACCCCCAGGGCGTCGGCCTTCGGGGCCTGGACGTGCCCGCTCGCCCGCAGGACCCCCATGTCGACCGGCACGAACTCGCGCTTCGAGCGCGTCATTACGCGCTCGCCCTCGCGGTACAGGGCGGAGCCCGCGAGCTTCGGGCCCGCGGCCCTGGCGCGCCTGAGCGCGGCCCGGAGCCTCTCGCCCCCCACCAGCACCGTCCTGGTCTCCGCCACCCTACGCCTCCGGCCCGCCGTTGGCCGACCACTCGGGGTTCAGCCGCACGGCGCGCCCGTCGTCGGCCCAGACCCCGCGCCCGAAGCCCCGCACGAACGCCCACATCACGCCGGCCAGCGCCCCGGACTCCACGCCGCTCATCGGGTCTGCCAGCAGGCTCTCGCGGAACACGTCGTCCGCCATCTTCTTCTCTCCGACCTCGAGCCGCGACCCGTCGTCTAGCAGCCAGTACCCGAACTGGTACGGGAAGTCGTGCACGACCGCGCCCCGGTTTCCGCGCCCGCCCGCCAGCAGGTACGCGAGCGGCGCGCGCGGGACCGACGCGAGGTCTGTGACGAACTCCGCCGGCACCAGCACGACCCGGCCGCCCAGCGCCTCGCTCCGGTACCGGAGGGGCGCGAGCGTCATCCAGACCGCGCGGCGCCGCGCCCACCCGACCTGCCGGACGTCGAGGTCGCTGAGGAACCCGCTCGCCACGGCTCTATTCTACCGCCCCGGGGCGCTGGGGCCGCGGCCGGTCCCGAAGGGGCCTCACGCCAGGTACGCCACCACCGTGACGCCCCCGAGGTCGTCCGGCAGGCGCTGGACATCGAGGAGCCCCGGCCGCCGCACCGTCTCCTCGGTCGACCGAACGTCGTCGGTCGAGAGCGTGACGCGGTCGTGGACGTCGAGCTCGACGATGTCGACGAACCAGACCGTCCGGGTCGAGAGCACCTGCTCGCCCCGCGCGTCCCGCACCAAGCGATGGCGCCCCGCGACCCGCGCCGTGTGGGCGACGTCCGCCCCGTAGGTCGGCTCGCCGTACCCGTCGACGCCCGTGCGCGGCGCGACTTGGACGGTCTGGCGGCAGAGGGCGCGGAGCTCGCGCAGCATTACGCGCTCCGCACCTGCAGGCGCAGCCGCACGCGCGCCCCCAGCTCCTCCATCCGCCTCAGCGAGTCCATGTTAGCCTCCCGTCACACCGCGCTCCGGTACCGCTCGAGGAGGTGCTCCTCCTCGCGCTCGCCCGGTCCCGCGTACGTGACCCCCAGGTCCCCGACGCGCCGCGACGTGACGTCCTGCCCGCCTCCGACCCAGCGTTGGGCCTTCAGGAGCACCGCCTGCTCGAGGTCGTACGGGAGCGAGCGCGCCGTCGAGGTGGTGCCCCCGGCCGTGGTCCAGACCTCCGAGCAGGTGGCGGCCTCCGGGAACACGTACCCCGCCACGTACTCGACCAGCCACGGGCGCTCCTCGCGGCCCGGCAGGTACGAGCGCGTCAGCCCTAGGCTGAAGCACGTCTCGGCCGCCGCCCCGCGGTTAGTCCACGCCCAGCCAGCGTCGCGCGCCAGCAGGCCGGCCTCCGCGTCCTCGACCACGTAGTCCGTGCTGGTGAACTCCGTGGCGTCGCACGTCGCCGTGCTGTCGAACATCCGGAGCACGGCCCGGAGCGGGTAGCGCGAGAGCGCGAGGCGCCGGCCCCCGTACGCCGCCACCGACTCGCTGTAGACCTGCGCGAGCAGCGGGCGCCCCACCACGGCCTCGGCCCACGCGGTGGCGCGCAGTAACAGGGCGCGGTGCCGCTCGTCCTCGGAGGTCGCAGTCGTGCCGAGCGCGTCCCGGAGCTCGCACGTGCGGCTCGCGCCGTCCGTGCTGCTGGCGGTCGCGCACACCCAGAGCACGCCCCTACACCCGCCGGAGCAGGAAGTCGACCGCCAGCGACACCGCCGCCGCCAACGCGCTGGCGCCCCCCAGCACCCAGGCGCGGAACGACAGCAGGCGGTCAACCTTCTGCTCGATCCGCGCGACGCTGTCCTCGAGCGCCCCCAGCCGCGCCTCCCAGGCCCCGAACTCCCGGTCCGTGATGCCCGTCACCGCCAGCTCCTCAGGAGCCTACCGCGCCGGAACCCGTGCCGGTCTGCCAGTCCGAGCTGGTAGAGGGCGCCGCCGTTCGTGCACCGGATCTCGAGGTCGTCGCCCCGCAGCGCGAGGCGCCGGCCGTCCGCCGTCGCCACCACGTCCCGGTGGATCAGGATCGCGGGG